TTTTTTTTTTTTTTTTTTTTTTTTTTTGTCACGTGGACAAAAACCTAAAGCGCACTTAAGTTTGCGCATAAAAGGAAATTAAATCAAGCAAAAACAATATCGTAACCATCAACTTGAACTTTAACGCGGAAAAACAATTCAGCAACGGAAATGCGTTCCTTCGAAGAAGTAATGGCGACCGCAAACAATTTGGGTCTGCCACCTTCCAAAGGAATCGGTTTCAATTGATCAACGATTGACATATCAAATTCACAGACCAAGGGTTCACCCCCAAAACCTTGATCACTAGAACTATAAACCTTGAAACAAGGCAATTGAGCCAACTGGGCCACATTTTCTGGCGCAGTATGTTCACAATGCCCCCAACCAACATACAAATTGACATTAAAATCCCTGGCAGCGGGCAACAAAACGGGAAAAACAGACAATTCCAAAATTCTCACATTTGAATAGGCCGACATCACATTCATGACGACGGCATGATTGTGCAAATTGTGTTGCACCAAAACATTTGAGGTCAAATCCGCGAATTTGCCTCCGAAAACTCTGGCAGAAGAAGTTCTAGACATATTGCTATTCGATGGCACGGGTGTAATCTCAGACATGTTAATATTTAAATTCGGCAAACTTAACTACCTTCTACCGAATTCGTACAAATTAGCGTTAACCAAATTCTGAACCTGTTTTTCAACACCTGCTCTTTCATTTTCTGTCAAACGCCAATAATAACTAACCAAATCCCTACGCAAATCCGGTCCTAATCGAGCCCCAGCACCAACTCGACCTAAAGCTTTTTCTGACAAATTAACAAATCCAAGTAAAGCTGATTTCCTAAATTTTAACCTAGATGAGGCATGTTTCAAATGAAAAGCCCTAACCAAACAGAAAAAACAATCTAATTCAAAGTCATTCAACATCTCAAAAACACCCTCCGCCATCAAATAACCCGTTGACAACTCAGTGGCATAAGATTGAACAATTTGATGCAACTTTCCTGCATCATCAGCCAAATAAAATCTTGCCAGCATGGGCACTGGGTCTCTAATAGCTCCAAGATGGGTGCAAATATAACCAACAAAAACCATTCGATCCGAAATAAGGGGTTTAGCCTGCAATGTCAAATGATTGGAAATCATGTTCCAAGTGCTTCTCTCAGGTAAAACAGTCCCCAAACCACCATCATCTCCAGAAACAAAAATTGGTACATTCAAATTTCTATCTAAAGGAAATTGCAAATTTAAAACAGCCAAATTGCAACGACAATTAAAAGCATATGTAGCTGGTTCTCCAGAAAACCTCATTGTTTGTAAATGACCAAAAGCGCAAAACATATCAACCTTATTTGATTCATAACAATTTATAATGACTTCTGGTATACCGGCATGCCACATATACAATAATTCCGAAGCCAAAACTTCTCCAGTTTGAGATTGATCAAACGAAGTGTAATCATTTGCATATTTCTTCCCCACAGTTAAATTGTCCCTGCAAAAATTATCTAAATCTATATTGCTGCGACCACCATGCAAATAAATTCTTTTCGGGCAATATTTCTTTTCAAGTTTACTCATATAACGGATAGTGGGCCCCAAATAAAGCAACCACTGATCATTCATATTCGATATGGTTTGACCGGCTTTCCAATCTCCATTCAATGTTGAATCATTAATTTTCCGTTGTTGCTTCATAAAAACTCGAATGAACGTCCAAACCCAATCAGGGTCTGATTTGTTTTCATTCGCCAATATCATTGCTTGCGTCTTATTAGTTAAACTATGCCACTCATTGAAATTGATGCAATCATGATATAATATTTCATTGAAACTAAATGGTCGCAAAGGATCTAACTCCATAAGGCGACAATAACTCTGGAACAATTCCTGACCCACTAAACTTTTTGAAAGCACTTCACGTTTGTTAGCAGCCAATGGGCGAAACCTAAGACGTTTCTCAACTGATAAGGGTAGCAAAGTGTCGTCAGCCCGTTTGTGTCTGGCTGCCACCATTTCTGGGTAAATTCCATCCTCATTTCTTCCTTCTGGTTCTCCATCACAAAACTGTTTCGATGGTTCCCCTTTATACCTACGCAACCTAGAAACGGCATCAACAGGCCGCAACTTATAAACACTATCAAACAAGACTTTTGCATCCATTTGACCCCAAGTGACTCTTGCTGGCTCGTCAACAACCTCCTCATCAAAAGCTTCAACTTCAATTGGTAATTCTTCCACCAAACAAGTGTGTCCAACTCGACGCATGGGAGGTAACATATCCAAAGGAAACCCATGCTCTACTAACAAACCTCCAGATAATTTATTTGGTTTATAAGGGCCGTTTAAAATATGAAAATCTTGCAAGACGTCAGAAAAAACAATACGCCAATCGCAAGGTTCGTTCAACAAGATCGCTCTCCAAAAAGGATTACTTATTGCAGCCTTCCACCACAAACCTGTTAGTCTGCCAACCAAAATATTGCCTTTCCGTGATCGTGTGACGGCTGTATGAACAGCCCCTAAAGAACATTTTTCCAAAGCAGATCTATCCATCAATATCTGAACATAATCATCAAAAGTACTCCCTTGACTGGACGGAAAGGTGCACGCTGACTGTCCTAATTCGGCCAACATCCTTACGTCACCTGATAATGCTGTTAAAATAACTCCCGGCCCTCTAGTCTCCCTCCGAAAATCAGCCCCTTCAACTGTAGAAAAAGTATTAACACCAAACAATTTAGCAGTGTGTCTACTCAAACGGCGAGTGAAACCTAAATAAAATGGAGAATATTTACGCCAATACAAAGACTCCGCTAACAACCTGGAACAACTGGCATCTGGGTGGCTCTCATGTCTGTCTGTTTGTGTCACGTCGCCTAATATTAGCACACACCTCAATCTAGGGCTTATAGCTATCAAAAAATCTACATAACCCGACGGCATCATTGATATTTCATCCACAATTAATATCTCGGTGTTTTTACGCATAGTTGACTCATAAGTATTAACTCTCCATTTCTCATGCTGAACAAGCTGTAACATATTTAACCATTCATCCCGCAATTTAACAGTTGGTACAGCGACCCGATAATCTAACCCTTTAACCTTGTTCAAAACCTGCGCTAGAGGCCAAGTTTTTCCACAACCGGGATACCCATAAATGGCAGCAACGTGAACTCTGGCCCTGTGTTTATACAATCTTTGTTCCTGTCCATCTACCAAAAATTTCCATCTAACCTGTGTGTCGCTATCCATAGTGCTCTTTTCCGCTGGTCCAAACAATATCCCTGTTCTTCCATTCGCCATATCTCTAGCCAAAAACCTAGCACGTTCAACATCAACGACGTGACCTCTAAAACCTAAAAAAGGAATGGCGGAATCATCGCCGCCACGCCAAGCCAATAATGCTTCTTGAAACCGTTTTGTCCCTAAAGAAGCTCCATGCAAAGACCCCGGTTCGGCACCTTTCGCCAATGTGGCCGTTCTCGGTCTAACGTGTGTAAAATGTCCCATGGATCCAACCATGACATGCCAAATGTCAACTTTGGCACCATTTCTGACACCCATAACACGTTTAACCCAAGCGTTGTAAATATTCAATTCCCAACAAAAATAATAAGCCAAAGCGGCGGCATGCCAATCAGACAACCCTTCACGCTTTGTTTCTTCATTAACTACAGATTTTTTGGGCAAAATTCTCAGGGCTTCAATCATAATGTTGCGGGAGACTCCGGTGGAATTCTCCAAAGCGTCCAACAGACACAAAGGAACTTCTTCAAAATCACCATCAAATAATATTTCATCATCAGCACAATTCGAATATTGCCCCAAAGCCACATCATCCGCAACCCCAAAGCGTTTGTGCAACCAACCTTCTCCATCAATGCCCTCTGCTGGAATAATAGTTACCTGTTCCAAATGGGAATTCACATCACTTCCATCCTTCTTTTTATTTCTTTTAACCCTATTCTTCTTCTTTTTTTTTGTAATCACTTCTTCATTCAAACCTAAACTAATATCGGCAACTTTCTCGTCCTTTAACTCAGCCCCTGCAACTGTTAAAAAATTTTTATCCATAACGACCTTATCCTCGGATTTCAAGTCTTTAACTCTAGTCAAAACAATTTTGGGTAGCCTAACAGTGATTGTTTCGTCACTCTTTAAACTAAAATGTTCAACAGTCTCAGCAGTGAACGTCGAACTGCAATTCAATTTGCTTTTCTCGGCAAATAACGAATCTTCACTTTCTTCAACATGTTTATTCTCTTCATTCATCAAGGCGCAATCACGTTCGCCAACACCCGAATTTTTTCGTAATGTAACCGTAAAATTTGCACTTGATCCAACCGTGGCCACTGAATCTAAATCAACCTCGTTCTTCGCACAAGCGACTTCAGACACTGAAGGACCTGGGTCACTTTGATCAGTGCCATTTGAAATTAACGAATCTGGTTTGGCCTTGGGTATAGGCGTAAAAGTCGGAAACTCTGCGCCTTCCGAAAGCATATCACACAGCAACTCATGAACTTGGTGCTGGCTTATCTTCCGTTCCTCCAACAATATCAAATCAGTATGCCTTTTAGGATACAACCAAGCCAATCTTTTCCTTTCCCTCTCTGCTGGACTTAACCAATGAGGCCAAATCTTGTAAGCCACAAAACCTGCCAAACCCAATTCCGAACCCACAATTATTTTTGCAATCCAAGTTGCCAAAGGAATCAATTGCCAACACAAAATAGTGGGCGTTAAAACACAAGCAAGACCTCCAGACACAACCAATAAAGTTAACTTGAAACCCCTATTTTTCCATAAAGCTTTCAATTTTAAAATAAATGGATGAGTATCTATCTCGGAAACTATATCAGGACTGTCTCCCAAAACAGCCACAGCAGAAATGACATACCTCGTTAAATATTCCCATGCTCCAGGATCAACCCAGCCATAAGCAGAATCATGTTGATAAGATCTCACTTTTGCAATAGCGTCTTGAGCTCTCAACGCTTTCAAATTCCGAGCGTGATGAACAGCTTTATCATAAATTTCTCGCGGTACCAAACGTTCACGCTCACCTTTCATTAACAAATTTGTGTCTGGCAACAAAACGCAATTAGGCATAGGGCTTAAATAATGATCAGGTGCTCTATAATTTCCACGTCGTAAAACAAAAACATGATGCCCAAAAAAACCTTCTATGCGTTCAATCGTTATTCTAAACATCTTGCCAACCAAATACTTAGTGGTAATAACCCAATCATTATAAGGTTGAACATAATGATCATTGTCATCACCTTCCATGGAATACACAAAACCCTCTTTGGTGTAGGTCAAATCATACAATAAAGGAAATAAACTCTGTTGTCTCTTCAACACCTCACAAGGATAAACAACAGTGGCTATTACTTCTTGCAAATCAGGGTTTTCCACAAACAAACCGTACACTTCCTCTTTACTCATGTAATGCATGGCATCATGTATAAGCAGCGATTGAGTCAACGACGCCACTCGTTTTGTGTCTCTATATCTGGCAAAATCTCTAGGAGTAATAACAGGATTAACCAATTGCTTAAACTTCGGTTCATTATTACTTAATCTATCAAACTTTACAGGTTTCATCCAAGCAACCGTGCAATCAAAAGTAACCAAATTAGGCACGACCTTCCGTAATATCCAATTCTCTAACGATTTATGCATAGGATGTCTGTGCGACGCAGTAAAACTTCGACTTGCGGGTATGCCAATAGTCAACAACATATCAACGGCCGCTGGAGACATTGAATACGGGCAAATTTCTTTCGCCTCCGCAATATCATTAATCAACCTATTTGCTATGTCCTGAGTAACTGCATCACGATGCATAGTAGTCCCCATGCTATTAACTCCATCATTTATACCGTCAGAACCTCGGCCTCCTCCTCTAATTAAACTATTTAATCGAGGTTTTAAAAACACTCCAAATGCGTGAACATTATTTCCCGCAACAATGGCAATGCTCTTAACCTCAAAATTAAACATGTTGAAGATTGATGAAATGAATCAAATCGAATCTTGAATGTAAACTAAACAACTC